AGGCACTGCAGGTGCTTCATTCACCCCAGGTGAAGGTGCTCAATACGCTACTCCTATGGCATTTAATAAAAATAAAAATGCTAAAGGTGCTAAAAACATATATTACTATAAGTTAGGATTTAAACCAGTCCCTAAAAAAATACCAGGTTCTGGTTTAGAAGTAAAACAATTATTCAAAGAAACTAATATGTATAAGTATAAATTGCCTGAGGCAGCTAATCAACCCCAAAGTGTAGCTCAATACCAAAATCAAAGAATGTTGGGATTTGATCGCATTACGGATTTGTTAGGACAAATTCAACCACTTTTGGATGATGCTAAAGCTGAAACAGAAAAATATTATAAAGAAAACCCCAAATCATATGCTGTAGTATACGGGACAGACTTAATTCAAGACTATCTTAAAGATATTATTAGCGTACTAAAAAATGAAGATGATGAAAACTCTACAAACACAATTTAATTTAATTAAAGAAGGAAAAGGACACAAAGGTGTGTTTTTAAAAGAAGCTAAGCGTTTATTTCCTGACGCTATTAGAAATGCCGCTACCTTTGAAGAAGCATCTGCTGCCCTAAAAGATAGAGGAGTAATCAGTGAAAACTTTGTTGGTTTACAAGCTATTGGGGATTATTCTCGTCCTGAAGAATCTTGGGAATCTGCATTCAAAAACTTTATTGCTGAAGAAGCAAAGGCGGAAGAGAAAAAACCTTCTAAAGAAGTAGAAGAAGCTGCTGATAAAGATTATGATACTGAAGATAAAAAACTTCAAGATAATTTAATCTTTGACCAATTCCAGAGTGGTGTATATTTTGAAGCTAAACAAAATCCAACTAAAGATTTAGAAGAAATCAAAAATATAGTTAAGAAAAACTTAGCTAAAGACCCTATCTTTTATACCAAAAACGGAATGTTTGGTGTTGAAGGTGTAGGTTATACTGATGAAGCTGTAGCTTTAAAACCCTCAAAATCAGATCAAATGGAAAAAGTAAAAATGAACGAAGGAAGAATTTCATTAATGTCTTTACTCAGTGAATCCGATTCAGAATTTAAAAGAGTAGATAAAGGCGAAAAAGATAAAGTAGCTAAAAACAAAGGCGAAGAAGAAGTTTACGGAGCTGGAGTTGCTAAAGGTGAAAAAATCGAAAAAGCTAAAATGAAAAAAGAATCATTAGATTCTAAATTAGCTGAAATCGAAAAGCAAGGTAAAATTGTTACTATGGAAGCTCAAATTGAGGCTGTATCTGAAGAAATTGCTCAACGTACAGAACGTTTGAATAAAATTAATGAAGATGAAAGCTTAGCTGAATTAGTAGACAAAATGAAACTTAAGGCTATGCAAAAGGAAGTTGCTCTTCTTGAGAAAAAAGAAGAAAAACTTAAAAAAATGTATGAGAAATTAGCTGGGAAAGGCTACCAAAAGAAAGAAATGGTAGACGAAATGGATGATGTTTCTTGGGATGAAAAAAATGGTGCTAGTGCTGATTTAGCTCCTAGAAACCCAGGCCAATCTTTACAAAAATAAACCAATGAAACAAGTACTTATTGAAACTCAACTCTTTAAAGTAAACCCTGTGTCGTTGACAGAGGGTAAACTTTCTGAAAGAGGTAACCCAATTGTAGAAGGTATTTTAGCAACCGCCGAAGTAAAAAACGGCAATGGACGTTACTACTCTAAGGATTTATGGGAAAGAGAAATTAACAAGTACGATAAAATTGTTAAAGAAAACAGAGCCATGGGTGAATTAGACCACCCCGAATCTTCAGTGATTAACTTAAAGAACGTTTCACACAATATCAAAGATATGTGGTGGGACGGAGATAACGTTATGGGTAAGATTGAGATCTTACCTACTCCATCAGGTAATATTCTCAAAGCGCTCATTGATAGTGGGATAACTGTTGGAGTATCTTCTAGAGGAATGGGATCCTTGCAAGAAAGAAATGGTGTGTTAGAAGTACAAGATGACTTTGAATTGTTATGTTGGGACTTCGTATCAACACCTTCTAACCCTGGCTCATATATGCAACTTGTAAAAGAAGGACTAGATTTTACATCTCAAAACAAATATACAAAGGTAAATTCTGTTATCACTGAAATTTTATGTGCTAACGGAACATGCCCAATTATTTAAGAAGTCTGCTACCTTAGACACCCCCCGTTGGATAGTATCCCTCGGCCTAAGCCCTCGAAAGAGGGCTTTTCTTTTTTTAATTTTGAAAAATTTTCATATATGTATCGACGTATGTGAACAATATACTACCAATTTTATGTAGTATTCACTTTAATTAAATTCTTATTACGATTCCTAATAATCGTACTCCACAAACTTAATTTTGAGGTAAAAATGGCAACAAACAGAGACTTGCTTAAAGAAGCAATCGCTGATGCAAAAGCTGTTAAAGAAATGGCTATTGCAAACGCAAAAGCAGCTTTAGAGGAAGCTTTCGCTCCAAGACTCACTTCTATGCTTTCAGCTAAACTGGAAGAAATGGAAGGAATGGACGAAGCTGAGGAAGAAGTTGAAGAAACCTACAGCGGAGTTGAAGAGGGCATGGATAAAGAAATGGAAGAAGCTTATGATAAAGCTGACAACATGGAAGAAGAAATGGACTTAGATGAACTCTTAGCTGAACTCGAAGAAGGTGAAGATAAGGAGGACATAAAAGAGGAAGAAGAAGTTGAAGCTGAAGAAACCGAAACTGAAGAAGTTGAAGGTGAAGAAGGTGAAGACGAGGAAATCGACCTTGAAGAAATGTCTGAAGACGATCTAAAATCTTTTATCGAAGACGTAATTGCCGATATGGTAGCTGCTGGTGAATTAGAAGCTGGTGAGGAATTCGAAGCCGAAGAAGGTGACGAAGAACTCGAAGTAGAAGATGAAACAGAAGAAATCATGGAAGGTGAAGATAAAGAAGAAGTTAATGAAATTGACTTAAACGTTTCTGACATGGAAGCTCTTTTAGCTATGTTGGCAGGTGGCGTTGGAATTCCATTAGCGGTATTAGCATCTACTTATGCTAAAGACGGTATTGAAGCCGTTAAACGTTTAGTTTCAAGTAAAAAAGCTAATATGGGAGAAGCTGAAGAGGTAAAAGAAATGAGTAAAGAAATTAAAGAGTTGAAATCAGAATTAAACGAAATCAACTTATTGAATTCTAAACTCCTTTACGTTAACAAAATCTTCCGTTCTAAAAACTTAACTGAAAGCCAAAAATCAAAAGTACTTGCTGCATTTGATAAAGCTGAATCAGTAAATGAAGTAAAGCTTGTATTCGAAACTATTTCTGAAAGTTTAACAACTGTTAAAAAAGAAGTAGTTAAAGAAAACTTAAGCATGGCTTCAAAACCAGCTGGTGTTGCCCGTCAACCTATTATGGAAATTGATCCACAAGTAGCTAGATGGAAAAAATTAGCAGGTTTATAAAAAAAAATAATAACAAAAACCCAAAAATCAATTTAAACAATGTCACAATTAAACACTCTTTTAGAATCAGCTGCTTCTTCATGGAAGAACTTGCAGTCTGATGCTGCTAAATTAGCTGGTAAGTGGGAAAAGACAGGTCTTCTTGAAGGTCTCCGTTCAGAGACTGAAAAGAACAACATGTCTATGATTCTTGAAAACCAAGCTAAGCAATTAGTAACCGAAGCTTCACTTTCAGGTGGTGGCGTAGCTGGTGGTACCTTTACTGCTGGTACTGGTGAGCAATGGGCTGGTGTAGCTCTTCCATTAGTACGTAAAGTATTTGGTCAAATCGCAGCTCAAGAATTCGTATCAGTTCAGCCAATGAACTTGCCTTCTGGTCTTGTATTCTTCCTTGATTTCCAATACGGTACTAACAAAGCTGGTGCTGATTTGTTCTCAACTGGAGGTAACGTATTTGAATCAGGTTCATTATACGGTTTGACTCAAGGTGGTTCAGCTCCTTCTGAAGGTCTTTACGGTGCTGGTAGATTCTCTTACTCTATCAACAACACTGCTTCTAACTTCGCAGCTGGTGTAATCACTTCAGCTTCTGCAGCTTGGTCTGATTTCAACTACGATGCTAACTTCTCTGGATCTTACGGTAGCTACAGCACTGTAACTGTTGATTTCTCTGGTGCCAACGCAGATCTTTTAGGTGCTCGCGCTTTCATCATCACTCAATCAACTGGTGATAACTCAGGTCTTGAAGCTTTCACTAAGGTTTCTGGTAACAACGTAACTTTCGTAGTTGCTGATAACGCCATCGACCCAGGTGCTGCTGCAAACATCACTTACCAACTTCAACCTGTTGACAACAAGAGAGGTGATTTCGAAGATGCTAACACCACTCTTAACTCTCTTAACTCAACTATTTCTATCCCTGAAATCAACGTTAAGTTGAAATCAGAAGCTATCGTAGCTAAGACTCGTAAGTTAAAGGCTGTTTGGACTCCTGAGTTCGCACAAGACCTTAACGCTTACCAATCTTTGGATGCTGAAGCTGAATTGACTTCAATCATGAGCGAGTACATCGCTATGGAAATCGACCTCGAAATCCTTGACATGTTGATCACTTCAGTACCAGCTGGCAGCACAGAAGTATGGTCTGCAGTTAACAACGAAGCTATCTCAGGTGCAACTACTACATCTTTAGGTTTCTACAACTCACAAGGTCAGTGGTTCCAAACTTTGGGCACTAAGCTTCAGAAAATCTCTAACAGAATCCACCAGTTAACTCTTCGTGGAGGTGCTAATTTCTTGGTATGTTCTCCAACTGTAGCTACAGTTCTTGAATCAATCCCAGGATTCGCTTCTAACTCAGACGGTGATGCAGCTAAAGCTAAGTATGCCTTCGGTGTACAGAAAGTAGGTGCTATCAACAACCGTTACGAAGTTTACAAGAACCCTTACATGACTGAAAACCAAATCCTTATGGGTTACAGAGGTTCTCAGTTCCTTGAGACTGGTGCTGTATTCGCTCCTTACATTCCGTTGATCATGACTCCATTGGTGTACGATCCTGATACCTTCACTCCAAGAAAAGGTCTCTTGACTCGCTACGCTAAGAAGATGATCCGTCCAGAATTCTACGGTTTAGTTAAAGTTGCTGGTTTAAACACTCTTTAATCTAAATTTTTAGAATAAATCTTAGAGCCCCGCGAAAGCGGGGCTCTTTTTTTATATGTATATCGTATGAAGAACAATATTTTTTATTTTATGAATTGGTTAGAGTTTTCTCGTTTAGAGGAGGTTCGTAATTTGCCACTACATGAACAAAAAAGAAAATATAATCTTTACATAGATGAATGGACCTATCAAAAAAATGCTTATTTAGCTTGGCTTGAGGGGCATAAGAAGGGACCTTTACAAAGTATCTCACAAGATGTACCTTATTTATTACAAGAAGATGGTTTTTATCTTTTACAGGAAGACGGAAATAAAATAGAAATACCCAATTATGCCTAATTTACCAATATCCCAATTACAACAAGCTTCATCTTTAGATGGTTCTGAATTATTTGCTGCTGTTCAAAGTGGTGTGACCAAATATACTACATTAGAAGATGTTTCTAATTATGTAACTAGTTCAATTTCTACAATTGATACCGGCTCACTTATGGTTACAGGTTCTATCTCAGGCCAAACTATAACCTTTGAAAAAGGAGACGGAAGCACTTTTAATCTATTTTTAACCCCAGGTGGTGCTTTCCCAATAAACTATGGTTTATTTAATCAAACAGGTTCTAGCACCCCCGTTATAGGTACTGACCCTACAGGTAGTTTAATAGATGGTGGTGTAGGTACCTTATCTGTACCTGCTAATGGTTTTGCTAAAGGAGATGCTTTCCGTGCTATAATGTTTGGAAAACTAAATGCAGCAGGTGGTAATGTTGATCTTGAAATTGTAATTGAATCTGATGGGGTTACTTTAGCTGATACAGGTGTAATTACTATGCCTACCGTTTCAAATAAAAACTGGAAATTAGATATAAACTTCTCTATTAACGAGGTAGGAGGAGCAGGAACAGCTGAAATAGCCTCAGCAGGTACATTTACTTTTAGAACAGATTCTTCTGGTGATGTTGTATCTGAAATCTTTAGTAATATTAATAATACAACTTTTGATACTACGATAAACAATATTTTAGAAATCAAAGCTATCTGGAGTAATAGTGCTAATGCTGATGATACTATCTATTCTCAAATCTTTACTTTACGTAAAATATACTAGTTTTTAAATTTTTCATAAAGAGGCCTAGAGTTTTCTAGGCCTTTTTTACTTATAGGTACCTCTACTATATGTATAGTAGAATACTAAATTAATGTTTTAAAAAATGAAAGAGACTCCAAGTCAGTTACATCTACAAAGTTATGTAATGAATTTTCCGTTTTCGCTATCAACGGCTGATCCAAACAATATTTGGATGCAAGAGTTGAGCGATGAAGAACTCCAAATTAACAGACCTAAAGCATACAAGCAATTTATGGACTTGTATAATTTTATGGCTGGTCAATCTTTAGTATATTTGTTACCTGCTGAAGGTAACTTCCAAGATCAGGTCTATGTAGCAAATTTAGGTTTACAATTACCTCATATTGAAGACGAAAATATAATTTTATTATCTAATTTTACCTCAGATCCTAGAAAAGGTGAGGAATTAGTTGGTCAAAAATTCTTTAATCAAATGGGTTATAAAACCCATATCTCTCCTTACAAATGGGAAGGTGAAGCAGATATCAAGTATCTTTATGATAATGTTTATATTGGGGGGTATGGTATTCGCTCTAATATCAAAACATATGAATGGATGGAAAAAGAATTTGATATGAATATTATCAAAGTCGCTATGACAGACGAATATCTCTACCATCTAGATTGCAGTGTTTTCGCGTTAAATAACGACCAAACTTTAATAGCTACGGAGTTATTCGATCAAGAAGAATTACGCGCTATAGAACGTCATACTGAAATAATTCCTATTGATACCGAAGATGCCCTAGGAGGAATTACTAATTCAGTTAGAATGGGCAATATGATTTTATGTGCTTCTAATATTTCCGAAATGAAAAAAACTCATGAATATTATGAGGCCGAAAAACATAAAATTGAATCATTAGAAAAAATTTGTTCTGATGCTGGTATGGAACCTGTATTATTTAATCTTTCAGAATATATGAAATCAGGTGCTATGCTTTCTTGTATGGTGATGCATTTAAATAGAGTTGATCACAATAAAACCTTACTATAATGGCACAAACATTAAAAGAATGGTTAAACGGAGAAGTCAAAGAGTTACAAAAACTTCCTGTTGGTGATCTTAGCAACACTTTCTTTTTTAGAGACCCCCTTCGCCCAAACTATATAGACTGGGAACATTTCTACAGCCCAGCTGATGGTACAATTATTTATCAAAAAGTTGTACATCCTGATGAAGCTGTTGTAGAAATTAAGGGTATTAATTATACTTTAAAAGATGTTATGGGTGATGATGAGTATAATAAACCATCATTAGTAATTGGCATTTTTATGTCGTTTTATGACGTCCATATCAATAGAATTCCCTATGGTGGCGTACTCACGTACGAACACCTAGAACCTATTGAATCTACAAACAAACCTATGTTAGCGGTTGAGAAGGACATCTTAAATAAGGTAATCAACCCAAATAACATGGAGTACTTAAAGTACAATGAACGAATGTTTAACAAAGTGTATGTTCCTTCTTTAGATTACACATACTACTTAATCCAAATTGCCGATGAGGACGTAAACGTAATAGCCCCTTTTAAACACCAGCTAGATCTATGCGCCCAAAACGAAAGATTTAGTCTAATTAGATGGGGTTCTCAAGTAGATTTAGTTCTACCTCTGGACTCTAGATTTGATTTCGAGCTCGTTTTAGAGGACAGTATGCATGTAAATGCAGGGCTTGATAAATTAGTAAAAATTAACTACGTTGATAATGGCATCAAATCATCATACCGCCGAGGTATTCCAAGAAAAACGAAGACCAAAAAATCCAATTAAATTTAAAGTTCAACTAAATGAAGAACAAAAATTAGCCAAAGAAAAAATATTACAAAATACTTTAACTTTATTAGCTGGTAAAGCAGGTTCTGGAAAAACTCTTTTAGCTTGTCAAATTGCTCTTGATAAGTTATTTATGAAAGAGACAGAAAAAATTATTATTACTCGTCCTACTGTATCAAAAGAAGAAATTGGTTTTTTGCCTGGTGACTTAAGAGAAAAAATGGATCCTTGGGTTCAACCCATCTACCAAAATATGTTTGCTCTTTATGATAAAGCTAAAATTGAAAATCTTATAGAAAGTGGTGTTGTTGAAATTGTGCCTCTTTCTTTTATGAGAGGTAGAACATTTTTAGATTCTATTATTATTGTAGATGAAGCCCAAAACGTTACTCATGAACAAATGGAAATGATCGTTACTCGTATTGGTTTACGTAGTAAAATGATTATTTGTGGTGATGATGGTCAAGTCGATCTAAAATCAAAACGCGATTCAGGATTTAGATTTTTGTATACAGCTGCTAAAAAAGTAAAAAACATGATAGCTATTACTTTAATGCAGAACCATAGAGATCCTATTGTTGATGAATTAATTGAAATTTACGAAGAAGCTGCTGAACGAGGTATAACAACTGGATCAACAGGTACAAGCGGAAAATCAACAAGATAGGAAGGAACCATATTTTTTTAATATTTATAACAAAAAAGTATGGCTAATATCCCTATATATGATGGCAATCCAATTTGGGACTCAAATGCAGTCCCTTTTGGATTCTATAGTTCAGATACCGATTTCCAAAATGATGCGGTAAAAGTGGCTAAATTTTGCTCTAGCCGCTTGGGATATCCTGTAATTGATATTGAACTTCAATCAGGATCTTTCTTTACAGCTTTTGAAGAAGCTGTTACAACTTATGGTAATGAATTATATGCTTACAAAGTAAGAGAAAATTATCTTTCTTTAGAGGGATTAGGAACAGGATCTTCTTTAAATGATCAATTAATTACACCTACTATGGCTCGCATTATTGCTATGTCTGAGCAATATGGTGTAGAAGCAGGTTCAGGAGGTAATGTAGAATATTATGATGGGTTACTTACTTTAACTTCAAGTGTTCAAGACTACGATTTAAATGCTTGGGCTGTATCTGAAGGATATGACTCAGGTGACATAGAAATTAAAAGAATTTTCTACGAAGCACCACCAGCTATTGTAAGATATTTTGACCCATACGCAGGTACTGGTACAGATTTACAAGGTTTATTAGAAGCTTTTGGATTTGGAAACTATTCCCCAGGTATTAATTTTATGTTAATGCCTATTAACTATGATTTGCAAAAACTTCAAGCAATTGAATTTAATGATCAAGTAAGAAAGTCAAATTATTCATTTGAAATCCATAATAATAAACTTAAAATATTCCCTATTCCAGACTTTAACGGAGAAACTTTAAAAATTCAATTTATTTTAAAATCTGAAAGAGCAGCAGCAGCTGTATCCACAGGTTCAGGAGTTGTTACTAATGTAAGTAATGTTCCTTATAATAATCCTGTTTATTCTCAGATAAACTCAATTGGACGAAGCTGGATTTTTGAATATACTTTAGCACTTGCTAAAGAAATGTTAGGATATGTAAGAGGTAAATATGGTACTGTACCTATCCCTGGTTCTGAAGTTACTTTAAACCAAGCTGATTTGATTGCGGCTTCAACTTCAGAAAAAACGGCTTTAATTGAAAGATTAAGAGCATATTTTGATGAAACTTCTCGTAAAAATTTACTTGAAGCTCGTTCATTAGAAACAGATTTTAGACAGAAAGAATTAAGTCAAGTACCATTTACAATTTACATAGGATAAAATGGCATTATTTGGTGGTGAAAGAGATATAAGTTTATTTAGACACATTAACAGAGAGTTAATGGGAGATATTATCTCTCAACAAGCTGCTTTCTATAAATTTCGTCTTGAAGAAACTAAAACTAACATATATGGAGAAGCTTCAGGAACTAAATACTATATGGGTCCTGTTTTACTTAACTGTTTAGTAGTCCGCCCCGAACAAGAATTCCCTGAAAGTGATTTAGGTATTGATTTTAATTGGGGTCTAGAATTTAGATTTTTAAGGGATGATTTATTAGATAAAGCTAAAGACTTTAATGCTGAGTGGCAGTTTTCTAATGTTTATGGTGCTAATTTAGTCCCAGAAGTAGGTGATGTTATTCTTTACCAAAATAGTTATTATGAAGTAGAGACCACAAATGCTAGTCAATATTTTGTAGGTAAAAACCCAGATTATCCTAATGTCCCTAATCCGTTAGAAGATGATTTAGATAAATTTGGGTATAACGTATCAATTATTTGTAAAACTCATTATATGCCCGCTGATAAATTGGGTATTACACAAGAAAGATTATAATGGCTCAACGACAAAATAAACCTACACCTAAAACTCAACAGCAGTTAAGTAATGAGTTTGTTAAACCCTATGATGCTAATATGGGTAATCCTAATTTAGCTACTAAATCTAATAGGGGAACTAAAATTTCTTGGAGAGGAGATAATACTAAACCTTTTACAGTAGGGATTCAAGATATTGATGAATCAATTATGTATTATTTCCAAAATGTTATTCGTCCTTCTGTAACTCAAAATGGAAATCAGATTGATGTTCCTATCATTTATGGTTCTCCCGAAAGATGGAAATCTTTTCAAAAAGATGGATATTATCGAGATAAAAGTGGTAAAATTATGTTACCACTTATTATGTTTAAAAGAGATAGTATTGAAAAAAATAGAACAATTGGTAATAAATTAGATGCCAACAACCCAAATAACTTTGGAATTTATCAAAAGAAATATTCTAGCAAAAATGCTTATGATAATTTCACAGTTTTAAATAATAGAATTCCTACTAAAGAATTTGTAGCTGTAGTTTACCCAGATTATGTAACTGTTACATATAGTTGTACTATTGCTACTTATTATGTAGATCAAATGAATAAAGTTATTGAAGCTATTAACTATGCTTCAGACAGTTATTGGGGTGATCCTGAACGTTTCAAATTTAGAGCTATGATTGATAATTTTACAACAGTTGTAGAAACAGTTTCAGGTTCCGAAAGATCAGTAAGAACAACTTTTAATATAAAATTAAATGGGTATATTATACCTGACATCGTTCAAAAATCATTAAATAGCTTTAATAAATTTAATGAAAAGAGTAAAATTGTATTCTCTATGGAGGTGGTAACAGATGAAAAATTCTTTACAGGTACTGTAGATGGAGAAAGAATTGTAACTCCTGAAGTTTCTGAAAGAGAAGCAACCAAAAGAACGAATATTATTTCTTAATCTTATATTTATCACAAACCACACGCATAAATGGCCAACGTAAGATTTTTAGACCAAGTATCCATAGCATCCTTCCAAGGACAAGACGCAATTAGTGGTGAATCCGGAGTATCAGGTTCATCAGGTTCTGCTGGCTCTGCTGGTTCTTCTGGAACTACTGGCTCATCAGGTCTTTCTTATAGTAGTGGATCTTCAGGAACAAGTGGAAGTTCAGGTAGTGCGGGCACTGCTGGTACTTCTGGTAGTTCAGGCTCTTCAGGTTCAAATGGTAGCTCTGGTGCTCATGCCACTTCAGGTGAATCTGGATCTAATGGTACTTCAGGTACAAGTGGTATTTCAGGTACTAGAGGTACCTCAGGTACAAGTGGTGGCGCTTCAGGTTCATCAGGTACGGGAGGTTCTTCAGGTTTATCAGCTGTAGCTGGAAGTTCAGGTACTTCTGGTTCATCTGGTTCTTCTGGTACTTCTGGTAGTTCAGGTGAAAACCAAACTTCAGGTGAATCCAGTAGTTCAGGTACTGCGGGTTCATCAGGAACTTCTGGTACTTCAGGTTCAAATGGTACTTCTGGTACTTCTGGTACTTCGGGTAGTACTGGTACTTTTGGCTCAAGTGGTGAATCAAACACAGCCGGTTCTTCAGGAACTAGCGGAACAAGTGGTACTTCAGGTTCAGCAGGAACATCAGGTTCATCGGGAACTTCAGGAACATCTGGTTCTTCGGGTACATCAGGCACTTCTGGAACTTCAGGTTCGGCAGGAACTAGTGGAACTTCGGGTACTACAGGCAGCGCAGGTACTTCAGGTGGTTCAAATACTTCAGGTACTGCAGGTTCAAGTGGTGTTTCAGGAGGTGGAGGTTCTGCAGGTTCATCAGGTACTTCAGGAGCTTCAAATACTGCTGGTACATCTGGTACTTCTGGCACAAGTGGTTCAACTGGTACTTTTGGTTCCTCAGGTGAATCAAATACCGCGGGTTCTTCGGGCACATCAGGTACTTCAGGATCTACAGGTACTTCTGGTTCTTCAGGTGAATCAAACACAGCCGGCTCTTCAGGAACTAGTGGAACAAGTGGTTCAACTGGTACAGCAGGAACCTCAGGCGAATCTTTAACAAGTGGCACTTCAGGCACATCCGGCACTTCAGGTAGTACTGGTACTTTTGGCTCAAGTGGTGAATCAAACACAGCTGGTTCTTCGGGCACTTCTGGAACTTCAGGTTCTACAGGTACCTTTGGCTCAAGCGGTGAATCAAATACAGCAGGTTCTTCAGGTACATCAGGCACATCAGGTAGTACTGGTACTTTTGGTTCTTCAGGCGAATCTAATACTTCAGGTTCTTCTGGTACTTCAGGTACCTCAGGTTTAACAGGTACCTTTGGCTCAAGCGGTGAATCAAATACAGCAGGTTCTTCGGGTACTTCAGGAACAAGTGGTTCAACTGGTACAGCAGGAACCTCAGGCGAATCTTTAACAAGTGGTACTTCAGGTACATCGGGTACCTCAGGTTCAACTGGTACTGTAGGTTCAAGCGGTGAAGCAGGCACTTCCGGAGATTCAGCTACAAGTGGTACTTCAGGTACTTCAGGTTCATTTGGAACTACAGGTGAAGCCGGTACTTCAGGCGAATCAGCAACTTCAGGTACAAGTGGTTCAACTGGTACTGTAGGTTCAAGTGGTGAAGCAGGTACTAGTGGTGAAAGTAATACAAGCGGTACTTCAGGTACTTCAGGTTCATTTGGAACTACAGGTGAAGCTGGAACTTCAGGTGATTCTGCTACTTCTGGTACCTCAGGTTCAACTGGTACTGTAGGTTCAAGCGGTGAGGCCGGTACTAGTGGTGAAAGTAATACTTCAGGTTCATCTGGCACTTCAGGTAGTGTGGGTACTTCAGGTGAAGCAGGCACTTCTGGAGATTCAGCTACAAGTGGTACCTCAGGCAGTACAGGTACTGTAGGTTCAAGCGGTGAAGCAGGCACTTCTGGAGATTCAGCCACAAGCGGTACTTCAGGTTCAACCGGTACTGTAGGTTCAAGTGGAAATGCTGGAACTTCTGGTGAAAGTAATACTTCGGGTTCATCTGGTACTTCAGGTAGTGTAGGTACCTCAGGTGAAGCAGGTACTTCAGGCGAATCCGCAACTTCAGGTACAAGTGGTTCAACTGGTACTTCAGGTTCAACGGGGGTTGCTGGAGAAAGTAATATAAGTGAAACTTCAGGTACTTCAGGTTCATCTGGTACTTCAGGTTCAATTGGAATCGCAGGTGAAAGTAATTTAAGTGCAACTTCAGGTACTTCTGGTTCATCAGGAACTACAGGTTCAGCAGGTGCCGATGGTGTTTCTCAAACTTCAGGCCAATCAGGAACTAGTGGTTCTACAGGTACTTCAGGTTCTGTAGGAGCAGATGGTGCTTCACAAACCTCAGGTACAAGTGGTACAAGTGGTACAACAGGTTCAGCCGGAGATGCAGGTGAATCTAATTTATCAGCAACTTCAGGTACTTCTGGCTCTTCAGGTACTTCTGGTTCAGTAGGAATTGCTGGAGAAAGTAATATAAGTGAAACTTCAGGTACTTCTGGCTCTTCAGGTACTACTGGTTCTCAAGGTATAGCGGGTCAATCAGCTGATAGTGCAACTTCAGGTACAAGTGGTTCTTCAGGAACTACAGGTTCAGCCGGAGATGCAGGTGAATCTAATTTATCAGCAACTTCAGGTACTTCTGGTTCATCAGGAACTACAGGTTCAGCTGGAGTAGCAGGACAATCAAATAATAGTGAAACTTCAGGTACAAGTGGTACCTCAGGTTCAACTGGTACTTCAGGTTCAGTAGGTGCAGATGGTGCTTCAAGAACTTCAGGTGTATCAGGAACTTCAGGTTCAACTGGTACAAATGGTAGTGCCGGAGCTAATGGTATTGGGGGTACAAGTGGTGTATCTTCAACTTCAGGAACTACAGGTTCAAATGGTAGTTTAGGCCAAAATGGCGTTGCAGGCACAAGTGGTGTAAGCGCTACAAGCGGTACTACAGGGTCTAATGGCTCATCAGGTGCTAATGGTGCCGCAGGTACTAGCGGTGTATCTTCTACATCGGGTACTACGGGATCTAACGGTAGTTCAGGTCAAGATGGTGTAGCAGGAACATCAGGAGTTTCAGCAACTTCTGGAACAAACGGTTCAAATGGCACATCAGGAAATAATGGCACCTCAGGTACTAGTGCTGTAAGTGGCACAAATGGTTCAGCAGGAACTTCAGGCAAATCTGGTTTAACAGGCACCTCAGGTACTTCAGCAATTTCAGGAACTAATGGTTCAAACGGTACAGCTGGAATTTCAGGTGCGGATGGCACTTCAGGTACTTCAGCAATTTCTGGTACAAATGGTACTAACGGTTCAGCCGGTGTAAGTGGAGCTAATGGCACTGCCGGTACTTCAGGTTTAAGTGCAACTTCTGGTTCTCAAGGAACTTCAGGTAAATCTGGTTTAACAGGTACCGCAGGTACTTCAGGTCTAAGTGCAACTTCAGGTTCAAACGGATCTAGTGGCACAGCTGGTAAATCAGGTGCAAATGGTACTTCGGGTACTTCAGCAGTTTCAGGTACAAATGGCTCAACAGGTACCGCCGGAATTTCAGGTGCAGATGGTACTTCAGGTACTAGTGCTATTTCAGGCACAACTGGCTCAGCAGGTACTTCAGGTAAATCAGGTGCAAACGGCACTTCAGGTACTTCAGCAGTCTCAGGTACAAATGGTTCATCAGGTACTGCAGCTGTAAGTGGTACTACAGGTTCAAACGGTACAGCTGGTAAATCTGGAGCAAATGGTACATCTGGTACTTCAGCAGTTTCAGGAACTAATGGCTCAGCAGGTACTTCAGGAGTTTCTGCAACTACAGGTTCAGCAGGTACTTCAGGTAAATCTGGTTTGACAGGTACTGCAGGTACTTCAGGTTTAAGTTCAACTTCTGGTTCAAATGGTTCGGCTGGTACTTCAGGTACAACAGGTGCTAACGGTACTGCTGGTAAATCAGGATTATCATCTACCTCTGGAACTCAAGGTTCTTCAGGTACTACAGGAAATAATGGTACTGCAGGTCAATCTGGTTTAAGTAATACTTCAGGTTCAGCAGGTACTTCAGGTAAATCAGGTGCTAATGGTACCTCGGGTACTAGTGCTATTTCAGGAACAAATGGCTCAGCAGGTACTTCAGGAGTTTCTGCAACTACAGGTTCAGCAGGTACTTCAGGTAAATCAGGTGCTAATGGTACCTCGGGTACCAGTGCTGTAAGTGGTACAAATGGTTCAGCAGGTACCTCAGGAGTTTCTGCAACTACAGGTTCAGCAGGTACTTCAGGTAAATCAGGTGCAAATGGTACTTCAGGTACTTCAGCAGTTTCAGGCACAAATGGCTCAGCAGGTACAGCTGGTAAATCTGGTTTGACAGGTACTGCAGGTACTTCAGCTGTAAGTGGTACTACAGGTTCAAATGGAACTTCAGGACGGTCTGGAGTTAACGGAACATCAGGACAAAATGGAACTTCAGGAACTACAGGTTCAAATGGAACCTCAGGCCAAAATGGTGTTAATGGAACCTCAGGAAAATCTGGAGTAGCTGGAACTACAGGTTCGAACGGAACTTCAGGTCAATCAGGTGCAAACGGCACTTCAGGTAAAAACGGTACTTCAGGTACAACTGGTTCAAATGGTACAGCAGGACGGGGTGGAGTTAACGGCACTTCAGGTACTTCAGCTGTAAGTGGTACTACAGGTTCAAGTGGTACAGCTGGTAAATCTGGAGTAAATGGCACTTCTGGTCGGTCTGGTACTTCAGGTACTTCAGGAGGTTCAAATGGAACCTCAGGTGCAAATGGCGCTAATGGTACTAGTGGTAAATCAGGTGTTTCAGGAACTACAGGCTCAAACGGTACTGCCGGACAAAATGGCAACAATGGTACATCAGGTAAATCAGGTACTTCAGGTACTTCAGGAGGTTCAAACGGAACTTCTGGTGCAAACGGTGTAAGTGGTACTTCAGGAAAATCAGGTACTTCGGGAACTACAGGTTCAAACGGAACATCAGGTCAAAACGGCGCAAACGGAACTTCAGGTAAATCAGGTTTATCAGGTACAACAGGTTCAGCAGGTACTGCAGGACGGTCTGGAGCCAATGGTACTTCAGGTACCAGCGCAGTTTCAGGTACTACAGGTTCAAGTGGTACAGCTGGTAAATCTGGGGTTAATGGTACTTCAGGACGGAATGGCACTTCAGGCACTTCAGGAGGTTCAAACGGAACTTCTGGTGCAAACGGTGCAAACGGAACTTCAGGTAAATCCGGTGTTTCAGGAACTACAGGTTCAAACGGTACAGCAGGACGGAATGGCAATAATGGAACCTCTGGTAAATCAGGTACAAGCGGTACTTCAGGAGGTTCAAACGGAACTTCTGGTGCAAACGGTGCAAACGGAACTTCAGGTAAATCCGGTGTTTCAGGAACTACAGGTTCAAGCGGTACTTCTGGACAGAATGGTAATAATGGCACTTCAGGTAAATCCGGAGTAGCTGGAACTACAGGTTCAGCAGGTACTGCAGGACGGTCTGGAGCTAACGGTACTTCAGGAACAAGTGGTGTTTCAGGTACTAATGGTTCTTCTGGTTCTTCAGGTTTATCTGGAGCCGCAGGAATTTCAGGTGCTAGTGCTACTTCAGGAACTAATGGTTCAGGAGGTACTGCAGGTAAAAATGGTGCAAGTGGTACTTCTGGTCAGTCTGGTACTTCAGGTACTTCAGGAGGTTCTAATGGAACTTCAGGTGCAAATGGTGCAAATGGCACTTCAGGAAAATCTGGAGTAAGTGGTACTACAGGTTCAAGCGGTACTGCTGGGCGGAATGGTAATAATGGCACTTCAGGTAAATCAGGTACAAGCGGTACTTCAGGAGGTTCAAACGGAACCTCAGGACGGAGCGGTACAACAGGTTCAAGTGGTACAGCTGGTAAATCTGGTTTAACCAACACCTCAGGTACTTCTGGTAGAGCAGGTACAACAGGTTCAAACGGAAGTACTTCCGGGCGGAGTGGCACCTCAGGCTCTTCAGGTACTGCCGGTAAAGCAGGTTCAACTCAAACTTCGGGTACTTCAGGACGGAGTGGTACAACTGGTTCAAATGGTGGTACAGCTGGTAGAGGAGGTTCATCTCAAACTTCAGGTACTTCAGGACTGAGTGGTACTACAGGTTCAAGCGGTACTGCTGGTAGAGGAGGTTTAACCAATACCTCAGGTACTTCTGGTAGAGCAGGTACAACAGGTTCAAACGGAAGTACTTCAGGACGGAGCGGTACAACAGGTTCTTCAGGTACAGCTGGTAAAGCAGGTTTAACTCAAACTTCTGGTACTTCTGGTCGGTCTGGTACTTCAGGTACCTCAGGAGGTTCTAGTGGTACTTCAGGACGGAGTGGTACAACAGGTTCATCTGGTACAGCTGGTAGATCTGGTTTAACTCAAACTTCTGGTACTTCGGGTAAAGCAGGTACAACAGGTTCAAACGGAAGTACTTCAGGACGGGGTGGTACATCAGGTTCAAGTGGTACATCAGGTAGAGCAGGACTTACTGGTACTTCAGGTACTTCAGGACGAAATGGAACTACTGGTTCAAATGGTGCTAACGCAGCTTCAGGTCAAAACGGCTCATCAGGTACTTCAGGTAGAACTGGTACTTCAGGTACAAACGGTACTAGTGGTAGATCAGGTAATGTGGGTTCAGCTGGTACTTATGTTAGTGTAATACCAGGTACTGGATTAGATGGAGGTGGTTCTTTAATTGGTGATGTTACTTTAAGCATTGAATCTGATTTAAGAGATGGTATTGAGTATGTTGGTTTAGATTCTGGAGATTACATTCGGTGGGTAAATAACTCTTACACATCATTCTTTGTAAATGGTGGAGAAAGAGCTCGTTTAGAATCCGACGGAGACCTTCACGTAGATAGTGACGTAATTGCATACTCAACTACAGTTTCTGATGAAAGATTAAAGGATAATGTATTTACTATTGAAAACGCACTTGAAAAAGTAACTCAATTACGAGGTGTAGAATATGATTGGCTCTCAGGATCTAGAAAAGGACAACATGATTTAGGAGTAATCGCTCAAGAAATTGAAAGAGTAATTCCTCACATTGTAAGAGAAAAAACATTACAATTGGGTGATTATGGAACTCAAAATGTAACAGTTAAAACTGTAGATTATGAAAAATTAACTGCTTTATTAATTGAAGCCGTTAAAGAATTACAAAACCAAATAGATGAATTAAAAAATAAAATATCATGACGTTACAAGAATTAAAAAACAGTATTTTAGCTAAAGAAGGAATTCTATCTCTTATAGAAGAGGTAGATGTTATGGTTGGGGAAAACTATTTTCAAAAACGTTTAGGTTTTCTTCTTCAAATATCTGAAGAAAGAACAACCCCTATCTATGCTTTATGTCATGTTGCTATTATAAACGGAATAGAAACCGCTAACATTGACCCAGCTTTTGATAATGAATATTCTTCAGCTTTAAAATATAAATTTTCTGAAGATGCTAGAGCTTTACTCTTATCAAAACAAACTAGTGGTGAAATTGTAACTTACAACAATGTTGTTACTAATAGTGAAATTACAGCAGTTTATGCTCTTATTAGTAAAATAGTTGATGGTAATTATTCTACTTTAGGATGTATAATTACTAAAAATGCGGCCTCTCAATTAGTTTATAACGAAGTTCCTGCGGATGTAATACCAAAAGAATAATATGCCTGGTACTAAAATTTCTTGGGGTTTACCACCATTTACAAATTTAAGGCTTGCTCAAGACGCAGGTCAATGGTCTAACTATGAACAAACCTTTTCAGGAAATGGTACTACCTATAGCCCTAGTAATTTAAGTTTATTAAACGCAAGTGCTATTTCAGGTAGTGGTGGTTTAAGCCAAAATGGGTGGGCTGCAAGATTAGGTATATATGATACTGGAACTTTAGCTGCTTTCCCTATAAGTGGTAATACTTATCCTAACTCAAACCCTTTAATGTTAGGATTTTATTTAGCTAACCAAACATATCCTACAACCCAATCAACTTATTATCAGTTTAACGATGATTCTACTCGTGCTACAGGAAAAAATGTAAGAATGAGTGGATTAACTAACTGGACTTATACTAATATTACAGCTCCTTTTGGGCAAGTAAAACAACATTCTACTTATCCTGCTTCAAATACAGGTTATTTTAATACCGCTACCCAAAGATGGAAAATGCTTTGGGCTGATAGTGCTTATGGGGTAGGTGTTTATGAACGATCTACTACTACAGACATAGGTTTTGTATTGTGGAATTTAGGCAATGGTGCTGGTAATGCATCAGCTCCTATAGTTACTACAGCTACTGAGGCTTCTTTAGGGATTGTTTATATGGGCTCTATAGCTTCTTTAATTAAAAATTTTGGTACTTATAAGTTTATCCTAACTGGAGGTCGTTCTACAGCTTCTACAGCTCAAATTAGATATAAAGTACATGTTGTTGATACTACAACAGGTATTACTGCTTCTCCAACTCAATCAGCTAGCATAACAATGCACACTAGCAATGCTGTTGATTGTTGTACGGTTCATTTTGGGATTGATTACAAAGCCTGGTCTGTAGTATCTAGAGGAAATTCTAATCTGCGGGCTAATGTTATTCAATACGATCGTATAGCTAATACAATTACGGCACAGTTTGCTTTACAAACTTTACATAGCTTAAATCGTTATAGTACTTATGCAACAGCAGTACCAGTTTCAGGAAGTAGCTTATATAATTTTAATGTTTACACAGGAGCAAGAAGTACTAATTACAATAGCAATTTATATATTAGAAGAACAACCCATACTGCTACTACTTTAACTTTAGGAACAGAAAGAACTATAGCAAGTAGTGGTAATAATATGAGACGTGACGTAGCTTGTATACTTGAAGATGATTTATCGATAGGTAAAGTTTGGCTTTTAGTAGGATACGTAGCTGGTACTTTAAGTACAACATGCTTAAATTTATATGTAGTAGAACACGATATAGCAACTGATACTTACACTCAAGTAGGAGCTACTTTTACCCCTACTTTAGCTTTCACTCCAGGTAATGAAGGTAGTTTTGGTCTACAAAGAATGACAAATGTTTATGAAAGACCAGTTAATACTATTCCAAATATAAACACCACTGATTATTATACAACTAAAATTTGTTATGTAGCTTTAAGTTACTCTCATAGTAACTCAGATGTTACACCTGCTGTTGTAGAGGTATTAAGAATTCCTTATAGTACAGCATTATATCATCCTTCTTCACCAACCCCCGCAGTAACTATTAGAGATAAAGCTGAAATGGTACTTAGATTAAATTATGTAGCTGGAAGTACTATACTAGATAGTGCTACCGGTCTAACTCCTTTCTTTAATGATTTTAATCATGATTTAACTTTCCCTTCAGTTCAATTTAGGGGGGCTGCTGGTAATTATGGTTTAGCATATGCCACAACCAAATTAAATGGTTCAAATAGAGACCCATATTTTTTCTCTACATATTTTTCTTAATAAATTTGGCAGTGTAAAAATTATATTTTATGTTATATAATGTAAAAGGGGTAGAATACCCCTTTATTTTTTAATATTTATCGATAAATGATGAATAACCACTTGAATGGCTGAAACTAGAAAATTTTCCAGTAGACAGGATACCCCAGGTCAATCAGTTTTTAAACAAGACCTGTTTCTACTTAGCGTTCCTTCAGGTTCAGCTCAAAGAGCTTTATCTGTTGATGACGATGGTAGAGTAATCTCTATTGAGGTATCAGCTGCTTTAAATGGATCATCTGGTTCAAGTGGACAAAATTCATCTTCAGGTTCATCCGGTACCTCGGGTACAAGTGGTAAATCTGGCTCTTCAGGTACTTCAGGTAGTGCGGGTGAAACTAAAACCTCAGGTGAATCAGGTTCATCAGGTAGTTCAGGAGCATCTTCAGGAACATCAGGTAGTGCTAGATCCAGTGGATCATCAGGTTCATCTGGTTCTAGCGGTACTCATGGTAGATCAGGTTCATCAGGTACATCTGGTAGAAATGGAACTTCTGGCTCTTCAGGCACTTCAGGAAGCACAGGTACTTCAGGTATAGCAGGTTTAGCAGGAGAATCAAATACTTCAGGCTCTTCAGGCTCTTCAGGTAGTTCGGGTTCTCAAGGCACTTCAGGTCGTTCAGGTACTTCAGGCACTTCAGGTCGCTCAGGTTCTTCAGGTTCTTCTGGTACTTCAGGAAGCACAGGTACCTCAGGTATAGCAGGTCTATCAGGAGAATCAAATACTTCTGGTTCATCTGGTAGTTCAGGTAGCTCAGGTTCACAAGGAACTTCAGGTAGAAATGGAACTTCAGGCACTGCGGGTTCATCCGGTACTTCAGGTTCTTCTGGTACTTCAGGAAGCACAGGTACCTCAGGTATAGCAGGTCTATCAGGAGAATCTGCTACCTCAGGAACATCAGGTTCAACAGGTTCATCAGGTTCAAATGGAGCTAATGGCACTTCAGGTCGCTCAGGTACTTCAGGTACCGCGGGTTCATCGGGTACTGCGGGTTCAAGCGGTACTTCAGGTTCAACAGGTACTAGTGGTATATCTGGTCTAGCAGGAGAATCTGCTACCTCCGGTAGTTCAGGTTCTTCAGGTAGCTCAGGTTCACAAGGAACTTCAGGTAGAGCAGGTACCTCAGGTACAGCTGGCTCATCCGGTACTTCAGGTTCTTCTGGTACTTCAGGTTCAACAGGTACCTCAGGTATAGCAGGCTTATCAGGAGAATCTGCTACCTCCGGTAGTTCAGGTTCTTCAGGTAGCTCAGGTTCACAAGGAACTTCAGGTAGAAATGGCACTTCAGGTACAGCTGGAAGTTCAGGAACTTCGGGTTCTTCAGGTACATCTGGTTCAACAGGTACCTCAGGTATAGCAGGTTTATCAGGAGAATCGGCTACTTCAGGTACTTCAGGGAGTACAGGTAGTTCAGGTTCAAATGGAGCTAATGGCACTTCAGGTAGAGCAGGCACTTCAGGTACCGCAGGTTCATCAGGTACCTCAGGTTCATCTGGCACTTCAGGAAGTACAGGTACTTCAGGTATAGCAGGCTTATCAGGAGAATCTGCTACCTCCGGTAGTTCAGGTTCTTCAGGTTCACAAGGAACCTCAGGTAGAGCAGGTACCTCAGGTACAGCTGGACGCTCAGGAACTTCGGGTTCTTCAGGTACATCTGGTTCAACAGGTACCTCAGGTATCTCAGGTGTAGCAGGTGCTAGCGGCTCAAGCGGTTCTTCAGGTTTAGCAGGTAGTTCAGGTACTTCTGGTTCAGCAGGAACAAGTGGATTTGGAAGTTATTATGTAGGATACTGTTATAATCTTATAGATTGTGCAGGAACTATGCCAGCAAATGCTGCTACAGCTTCAACAGATGTTTCCTCTTATAGTGCTATTACTGAATTTTATTTACACCAAGAAAGTTGTTTTGGAAATGTTACATCTTCTATATTAAACTACCCAATAGGAAATAAACTAAGAGTTAGTAATGAAAATGTATCTGGAGTTGGAGGTGGAAGTGCCTACTACACAGTTGATAATATTTACTTTTCAGTAGTTGATATTGTAGTTGAAGTTACTTATTTATATGGCGATTTTACTTATAATGGTAACTGTAGTGGTCCTACTACAGATGTTTGTAATGTGCATTCTTGCACTCAAACTATTTTCTTTGAAGTTCCATATGCTTCAGGTACCTCAGGTACTTCAGGTAGTGCTGGTACTGCTGGTAAAAGGGGATCTTCAGGTACAAGTGGTTCTTCAGGTTCATCCGGCACCTCAGGTAAAGCAGGTACTTCAGGTTCATCAGGTAGCTCAGGTTCACAAGGAACCTCAGGTAGAGCAGGTACCTCAGGTACAGCTGGACGCTCAGGAACTTCGGGTTCTTCAGGTACATCTGGTTCAACAGGTACTTCAGGTATAGCAGGTCTATCAGGAGAATCTGCTACTTCAGGTACTTCAGGTTCATCAGGTTCAGCAGGTTCAGCAGGTACCTCTGGTCGGTCTGGCACTTCGGGTACTTCTGGTCGAAATGGTACTTCTGGTTCCTCAGGTACTACCTCAGGTACTTCTGGCTCAAATGGAACTTCAGGTAAAGCAGGTTCTTCAGGTACAGCAGGACGAGCCGGAACTTCAGGTTCTTCTGGTTCTACATCTGGTACAAGTGGCTCAAACGGAACTTCAGGTAGAGCAGGTACCTCAGGTACAGCTGGACGTTCAGGAACTAGTGGCACTTCAGGTTCTTCTGGTTCAACAGGTACTTCAGGTATAGCAGGTCTATCAGGAGAATCTGCTACTTCAGGTACTTCAGGTTCATCAGGTTCAGCAGGTACCTCTGGTCGGTCTGGCACTTCAGGTACTTCAGGTAGAAATGGAACATCAGGTTCTTCGGGTACTACCTCAGGTACAAGTGGCTCAAACGGAACCTCAGGACGTGCTGGCACTTCGGGTACATCCGGTAGAAATGGAACATCAGGTTCCTCAGGTACTACCTCAGGTACTTCTGGTTCAAATGGAACTTCAGGACGTGCTGGCACTTCAGGTACTGCTGGACGTTCAGGGACTAATGGAACTTCAGGTTCTTCTGGTTCAACAGGTACTTCAGGTATATCTGGTTTAGCAGGAGAATCTGCTACTTCAGGTTCAGCAGGTACATCAGGTAAATCTGGTACTTCAGGTACCTCTGGTCGAAATGGTACTTCTGGTTCTTCAGGTACTACTTCAGGTACTTCTGGTTCAAATGGAACTTCAGGTAGAGCAGGTACTTCTGGCACCTCAGGTAGAAATGGAACATCAGGTTCCTCAGGTACTACCTCAGGTACTTCGGGTTCAAATGGTACTTCGGGTAAAGCAGGCTCTTCAGGAACTTCGGGTCGGGCGGGAACTAGTGGAACATCTGGTAGAAACGGAACATCAGGTTCTTCGGGTACTACTTCAGGTACTTCTGGTTCAAATGGTACTGCTGGTAAAGCCGGTTCTTCAGGCACTTCAGGTAGGTCAGGTACAAATGGTTCCTCAGGTTCTACTTCAGGACGGTCAGGTTCATCAGGTACTTCAGGTAGAGCAGGTACTTCAGGTACAGCTGGTAGAGGAGGTACTTCAGGTACTTCAGGAACTAGTGGTTCTACAGGTACTAGTGGTATAAATGCTTTATCAGGTCCTTCAGGTAGTTCAGGTTCTACTGGCTCAGCAGGTACCTCAGGTAGATCTAGTACAAGTGGTACAGCAGGAACTGCAGGTAGATCTGGAGTATCAGGTACTAATGGCACTTCATGTTGTCCAACTATCGCAGAAGTTCGAAATAACCCAGGTGAGTATGGATTCCTTGAACCTGAAGTTCCTGACAATACTGGGTTAGCAGCAGCAGGTTGGTTAGTATTTAATATTACTGGTATTGATTTTTATGTTCCTGCTTGGTACCAACCTTAATTAAATAATTTGGATGTTTAACAAAAAGTTATTATATTATAGTTATAGTTTTAAAATAGTCTATGAAAAAATTACTTTGTATTGCTCCTCACTTATCAACAGGAGGATTACCTCAATATTTGACTAAAAAAATCGAACTCATTAAAGATGAATTTGAAATTTATCTTATAGAGTGGCATGATTTAACCGGAGGAGTTCTTGTAGTTCAAAAAGAACGTTTACAAAAACTTATACCTTCTGATAGATTTTTTGTTTTAGGAGAAGACAAAACAGAAATAATTCATATAATTAACAGTATTCAGCCGGATATTATCCATTTAGAGGAAATACCTGAATATTTTATGGATTTTGAAATCGCCAAAGAGATTTACAGGACTGATCGTCCTTATTTTATTGTAGAAACTTCTCATGATTCTTCATACGATACTTCTCGTAAATCTTTTTTTCCTGATAAATTTCTTTTTGTATCTGAGTGGCAAGTTCAACAATATAAAGACATCAATGTTCCTAAAAAAGTAGTTTATTATCCTATTGAATATAAAGAACGTCCTAATCGTGAAGAGGCATTACGTGCTTTAGGATTAAACCCAAATAAAAAGCATGTTTTACACGTTGGTCTGTTCACACCACGTAAAAATCAAAAAGAATTTTTTGAATATGCCCGAATGCTGCCTGATGTTGAATTTCATAGTGTAGGAAATCAAGCAGATAATTTTAGAGATTATTGGGAACCACTAATGGCCGATAAGCCATCAAATGTTACCTGGTGGAATGAACGTAAAGATGTAGATAACTTTTACAAGGCTATGGATTTGTTTTTATTTACATCACGTGGTTCAAATACTGATAAAGAAACTATGCCTTTAGTAATCCGTGAATCTATTTCATGGAACATGAACCTTTTAATTTACAATCTTCCAGTATACTTAGATTATTTTAATCAATTTAGTAATGTAAATTATTTAGATTTTGATAATAAAAATAAAAATGCTGAATTAATTAAATCTACTTTAGGATTAGTTGAATCTAAAAATATTGTTAACGATATTAAAGATGAAGCATTTATTATTTCAACTTATCCTATTACTAAGGCAATAATCGATACTACTAAAGAGTGTATCCAGGCTGTTAAAGCAACAGGCCGCAAAGTTATTTTAACCTCACATATTCCTATTCCAAAAGAATTAGATGATATTGTAGATTATTCAATTAATGATAACAATAATATCTTAACAAAACATACATTTTATGCTAATTCTTGGGTTAGCACCCCAGAATTTAAAGCTCATGTAATTTTAAGTGGTGAAGATAATGATGTATACCATGGGCCTACTTGTTATACTAACTATTATAATGGAGCAGCTTTAGCACAGGGATTAGGAATTCAAAAAGTTTATTTTTTAAATTATGACTATATTTTAAAAGATTCTTCTTATGTTGATAAAATTAGTAATATTTTAAATACTAAAAATGCTTTTTTTGGAGAAAATGAAGCATTAGAAGGTAAACAAATTACAACATGGTTTTTAGGAATTCGTCCTGAACTATTTTTATCTAAACCTAAAATTGATACTGCAAACCAATATGATGATTTAATGAGTTTATGGGGTGCCGAATCTAATGGCTTAGAAAATCTAATGTATCATGGGTTTAAAAATATTTCTAACATACATTGGGAACCCAAAGAAGTTTTTGAAACTGAATGTAGTAAAACTTTTACTCATAAAGATTATTCACGAGTAGAATATTTTACAGTATTACCTACAAACATCCCAAATTACTTTGCTCCATTTGTTCAAATTTCTAATAGTAACGATAGTCGTTTAATTAAATATACTTTAGAAAAAAATGGTCAAGTTGTTAAGCAAGAAGACTATAAAGTAGTAAGCAAATTTAGTGGAAAAGATTTAGTTCCATACTCATCTTCAGATATATTTAAAGTTAAATGGGACATTTATGATTTAGATACTAATGCTTATTTAGAAACTAAAGAAATTGTTGTAGATTCTCAATACAGAAATAATAATTTTTCATTAAATGGAATGTTTGAATGGTATGGAGAATCTCCTCAACCAATCTCTTTAGATAAATTGAAAATTAAAGCAATGCATCTGGTTACAGAACCAGATATTAATCCTAAAGAAATTCGTTCTATAGAAAGTATTAAGGATTTTTGTAATAAAACAGGTATTGTTTATGAACAGAGAGTAAATGTTATTTGGAAAGATTTACCTCCTATTGATACTTGTGCTCGTCCCGAAGTAGTTCAGGATAGACCTGGTTACTATAAACTTGCTCCGGGACACTATGGTTGTTATCTTGCCCACAAGAATGCTATTATGGCCGAGGATAATAAAGATTATGATTACATTTTAATTTTTGAGGGTGATGTAATTATTGATTCTAATTACGAAGAATTGTATGAAGATTTAAAACGTTTTAGTCGAATTTCTAAAGAACAATTTCAAGATATAATAGGTTTTGGAAATCCTTGGCAAGATAGAAATTTAAATGGTCCTAAAATTGAAGATGTTTATACAGATGTAACTCCATTTATCCCGGCTCAATCATATTTAATTAATAAAGAATTTATTCCTAAAATTCAATTTTTATTAGAATCAACTCCTTGGGATGCTATTGATTTATGGGTATGTAATGTAGCTAAATTAAAAGTAGGTACAGCTGAAAAAATTTATACTAAACATCTTCCAGGATTTAGTATTGTAGAACAAGCAATAAAAGATGGTAGAACTGATAATCCTTTAATTTTTGTAAATGACTAATTTTGAATCAATTGATGGCTTATATTTCCCTTCAGATGTAGATGCTGATTGGTTACGTAATGTAAAAAAAGAAATATGGGAAGATAATGAATACGATCGTTATGGTATCCAAATCCACCCAGGGGATATTGTACTTGATTTTGGAGCTAATGTAGGAGCTTTTACTAAATATGCTTTAAGTAAGGGTGCCCATCATGTTTATGCTTTTGAAGCTCAAGACCATTATTTTGATTGTCTTTCGTTAAATTGTCGTAATGATTATAATGTTACTAAAGTAAAAGGTTTTATTAGTGATAGATTTGAATATGGTCACTATAATTTTCCTACTATTTTTGATAAGTTTAATTTAGGAAGAGTAAATTTTTGTAAAGTTGATATCGAATATTGGGAATATCCTTTATTATTAAATGCTTCTTCTGAAGATATTAAAAAAATAGACCAATTTGCTATTGAAGTTCATGATATTTACGAAAATTACTATAAAGTATTTGAAATACTAGAAATGTTTAGCAAAAATAATTTTGCAACTAACTTTGAACACATACACAAAGATTATAACTTAGGAATGATATACGCTAAAAATAAAAGTTTATGAAAATATGCCATGTAGATCCCGCTTGCGGTTTAGATATTCCTCCTAAAAACTGGGGGGCTATTGAAAAAATTATTTGGGAATTTGAAACCAATCAACGTGCCTTAGGTCACCAATCAACCCACAAATTAGCAGGACATATCAACCCAGGTGAATATGATATAGTACATTGTCATGTTGCTAACTTAGCTATTGAATTAAAAAATAGAGGTATTCCTTACATTTATCAAATTCATGATCACCATGTTTGGTACTATGGAAAAGACTCTCATACCTACAAAGAAAATTTAGAAGCTATTGATGGTTCTTTAGTTTCTTTAATGCCCGCTAAATGGTTAGTAGAATATTTTAACCACCCTAAATGTTTATATTTCGCTCATGGGGTTAATAATAACGAATTTTACCCTCTAATTAAAAATAAACCAAAACCTACTGAACCTAAATTATTGATGTTAGCTAATAACGGAATGGGGGGTAAAAATGGCCACGACCGAAAAGGTTTTGCTTACGGGATTGGTTTAGCTATGGGGAGAAGTTTACCTATTACTATAGTAGGTCCTAGAAATAATGAAAATTGGTTTAATGAAAATCTCTGGGCATTTAATTATTCTAAATTGAAAATTGTTTGGGAACCTGATAATAAAACCTTACGCAGAATCTATCACGAACACGATATATTCCTCCACCCTTCAGAGTTGGAAGCAGGACACCCTAACCTTACATTGTTAGAAGCAGCAGCTTGTGGATTACCTATTGTTGGGTGGATTGAAATGGAAACTGATTTTTTAGGAATGTGGAGAGCCCCTCGAAATGTGTTTAGAATGAGTGAAGGCATTGATGATATCTTAAATAGATGGGATGATTATACATCAGCTGCTATCCAAACTGGAAAAAATTATAGTTGGTATAATAGAACTATTGAATTAATGGAAATTTACAAAAAAGTGTTATGAAACAGGAACTAATTCACGAATACAATACTTTAACAAAATTGGGTCTTTCTGTAAAAGAACCCCAAAATGGTTACAATGTAAATTTTATTCAAGGGGCTTTTTTAGAAGTATTAGGTAATCAAAAGAAAGATTATAGAGTTATAATGACTGATATGGATTCTGGAAACGTTATCCATAACGCCATTATACAAAACAATATGTGGACTCGAACTAATGTTCGTTATTTTGTAAGATGGCATATTCAAGTTTATGACTTATCTACAAATGAATTGGTTTTTGAACATAAATATAATCCTAAAAATCAACGAGTTTACATTCATATAGATTCGGCAGCTATCGGAGATACTTTAGCTTGGTTTCCTTATGCTTTAGAATTTAAAAAGAAATGGGATTGTGAAGTCGTAGTTTCAACTTTTAAAAATGAATGGTTCCAAAATCTTTACCCTGAACTTGAATTTATTTCTCCGGGTAGTGAGGTAAATAACTTATACGCTAAATATGGTATTGGTTGGTATTATAATGAAGACCATACCCCAGATTTAAATCACGTTCCTAGAGATTTTAAACCTTTTTCTCTTCAACAAACTGCAACTGATATTTTAGGTTTAGAATATAAGGAAATTAAACCTAAATTAGAATATCCTGATTTGCTTCGTCCTATTGAAGAAAAGTACGTTGTAATTGCCCCTCACGCTTCAGCACACGCCAAATACTGGATGTATCCTGGAGGGTGGCAAAAAATAATTGATAATCTAAATGAAAAAGGTTATAAAGTAATGATGATTACGCATGAACCTTTAGGAGATGATTGGCATGATTCTAAATTAGGAGGTACTTTACAAAACGTAATTGACGAGACTGGAAATCAACCTATCCAATATAGAATGAACCAGATTAAATATGCTGAAGCATTTATTGGAGTAGGTAGTGGTTTATCTTGGTTGGCGTGGGCTTTAGAAACCCCTGTAGTAATGATTTCTGGTTTTAGTGATCCTCATACAGAATTTGAGGATTGCGAACGTGTATCTACTCCTAAAGGATTTTGTACTGGGTGTTTTAACAGAGAATGGTTAAATCCTGGTGATTGGGAATGGTGTCCTGACCACAAAAACACTCCTCGTCATTTTGAATGTACTAAATCTATTACTCCTGATATGGTATTTAATTCTATTTCTAAAGTTTTAGATTTTTAACTAAGGTAAATATATTTATCATAGTAAAAAATTAACTTTGTTAGGTTATGTTCTTAAAAGATTAAATCAAAGTTGATCTTTATTAGAAAAGTTTAATTTCAAAATTATTATTTTGAAAAAAAATATAATATTTATAATAAAACATAACCTCGATTAAAATGGCAGAAACATTATTATCACCTGGTGTATTAGCTAGAGAAAACGACCAATCTCAAGTTACATCACAACCTGTTCAAGCTGGTGCCGCTATCATAGGCCCTACAGTAAAAGGACCTGTAGGTATTCCAACTTTAGTTACTTCTTATAGTGATTACATCAATAAGTTTGGTACTACTTTTACTAGCGCAAGCCAAGTATACAGCTTCTTAACCTCAATTTCAGCATATAATTACTTTACTAATGGAGGTAATTCATTGTTAGTAACTAGAGTTGTTAAAGGTACTTATACCTCAGCAACTTCTTCATTTGTTGCTAGTGGTTCTAGTGCTATCGGTACTTCAGTGTTTACTTTAAAATCTATTGGTCAAGGTGAGCTTTTAAACAGCAGTGGTTCAACAAATGCCACTACTGGTGTTCTTAGTGGTGGTACTTCTGATAACTTTAGATGGGAAATTCCAACCCGTGATACAGCATCTGGTACTTTCTCATTAGTAATTAGAAGAGGTAATGATACTTTAAATGAAAAAGTAGCTTTAGAAACTTGGACTAACTTATCATTAGACCCAAAATCTCCAAATTACATTGCTAGAGTAATTGGTGATAGCTACAATACTATTGATACTTCAGATACTACTCCTTACGTTAAAACTGTAGGTACTTATCCTAATAAATCAAATTACATCTATGTATCTTCTGTAGGATTATCAACTCCAGATTACTTTGATAATAATGGTGTAGCTAAAGATATTTATACAGGTTCAATCCCAGTACTCCAAAGTGGTTCATTTGGGGGTGCTTCTGGTGTAGTAGTAGAAGCAAGTGCTGCTTTGTACGACAAAATTACTACAGGAACTAACATTCAAGGTTTAGACCAATCTGTTTATACTCAATCAATAGCACTTCTTGCTAACCAAGATGAATACCAATTTAATGTAATTACAGCCCCAGGTTTGATTATTGACAATGCTTCTACTACTGTTACTAAGTTAATTAACATGGTACAAGAAAGAGGAGATGCTTTAGCAGTAGTTGACCCTTCAGATTATGGTGCTACTTTAAATACTATGACAGCCGCAGCTGCTAATTACAATTCAAGTTACGCTGCTACTTACGCTCCATGGTTACAAATTACAGATCCAGATTCAGGTCAATTAGTTTGGGTTCCTTCTTCAACATTAATCCCAGGTGTTTATGCTTACAACGATAGAGTAGGTGAAGCATGGTTTGCTCCTGCTGGTTTAAGTAGAGGTGGATTAGCTACAGTAGTGCGTCCTGAAAGAAAATTATCACAATCTGATAGAGATACATTATACCAAGGTAATGTAAACCCAATTGCTAGCTTCCCAGGTTCTGGAGTAGTAGTATTCGGACAGAAAACATTACAGAAAAAAGCATCAGCTCTTGACCGTATCAATGTTCGTAGATTGTTAATTGCTCTTAAGTCTTACATCTCTCAAGTAGCAGATAACTTAGTATTCGAACAAAATACTATCGCTACTAGAAATGCATTCTTAAGTCAAGTTAACCCATATTTGGAATCAGTTCAACAAAGACAAGGTTTGTACGCATTTAAAGTAATTATGGATGATTCCAACAATACTTCAGATGTGATTGATAGAAATCAGTTAGTAGGTCAAATTTACTTACAGCCAACTAAAACTGCTGAGTTTATTTACCTAGACTTTAACGTATTACCAACTGGAGCTACTTTCCCAGCGTAATTCTTTAAAAACTGAATATTTATAACACGAATAAAATAACACACAACGCAAAATGGCAGTATTAGATCCCAACGAAATTTTCTTCACAGCTTTCGAACCGAAAGTACAGAATAGATTTATCATGTATGTAGATGGTATTCCATCGTATACTATCAAATCAATCTCGTCTGTCGGCTTCTCGCAGGAAGAAATTGTACTCAACCATATCAACACCTATAGAAAAATTAAAGGTAAGTTGAAGTGGAACGACTTAACAATGACTATGTTCGACCCTATCACTCCTTCAGGTGCTCAAGCTGTAATGGAGTGGGTGCGTTTACACCACGAGTCTGTAACAGGCCGTGATGGTTATAGTGATTTCTATAAGAAAGACTTAACTATTGATATTTTAGGTCCTGTAGGAGACATCGTTTCAGAATGGATCATCAAAGGTGCTTTTGTTAAAGCTGCTGAATTTGGTGAATACAACTGGGATAACGAAGCAGCTGCTCAAAACTTGACAGTTACTATCGGTATGGATTACTGCGTATTGAATTACTAAGAAAATTTTGCGATTTTTTTAAAGAGAGCTTGGCTTTGGTTAAGCTCTTTTTTATTTTAATATTTATACTCGTAACCAAGTTATTATAAATAAAAATTATGGAAGAAAATAAATTTAAGTTTCCAACAGAAACGGTTGAATTGCCCTCAAAAGGTCTTCTTTACCCTGAAGGCCATCCTTTAGCTGGAGGTACAATTGAAATGAAATACATGACCGCTAAAGAAGAGGATATTCTTACCAACCAAAATTATATCTCTCAAGGAGTTGTTTTAGATAAACTTCTACAATCTCTTATTGTTACTAAAGTTGATTATAATGACCTATTTATTGGAGATAAAAATGCTATCCTAATTGCATCTCGTATTTTGGGTTATGGTAAAGATTATGACTTTATGTATAACGGAGAATCCCATACTGTTGATCTTACTACTCTAGAAAACAAAGTTATTGATGAAAGTAAATTTACTAGAGGTACTAACGAGTTTAGTTTTACTCTTCCGTTTTCTGGAACTCCAATTACTTTTAAATTAGTAAATGGTCACCTTGAAAATAAAATTGATGCTGAAATCAGAGGTCTTAAAAAAGTTAACAAAACAGCATCCCCAGATCTTTCTACTCGTATGAAACACATTATCACCTCAGTAGGAGGAGATACAGATGTTAAGCTAATTCGTGATTTTGTTGATAATTACCTTTTAGCTCGTGATTCAAGAGCTTTACGTGAATACATTCGTGAATTCCAACCTGATGTTGATATGAATATTACCATTACTAGTGGTGGGGAAGATTTGGTAATTGAATTACCTATTGGAGTAAACTTTTTTTTCCCTGACGCCTGAGGAAGCGTTTCAACTTAGAAACACTGTATTTAACCAAATACACGAAATCGTATTTCATGGTAAAGGCGGCTATGATTGGTACACTGTATACAGTATGCCTATTTGGTTAAGAAAATTAACATTTCATAAACTCCGAGAATATTATTCTCAGCAAGATGAAAATTCTACTTCAAATTCTGTAGAACAATCTATTGCTAATATGAAAGCTGCTGGAGCCGTTGCTAAACAAGAAGTTACTGTTCCGAGCTATGTTACAAAGGCATCAAAAAAATGATGCCTTTTAATATTTATGGTATATAATAATATTATGTTAAATGGCCAAGAAGGTAACTAACGAACAAGATCTTAGAAGGTTTACTAAAGAAACTTCTGCTGTAGTAGAAGATGCTCTTAGAAGTTTAGCTTCTAATGTTGGTGACATTTTTAAATCAGCTCTTCAAGAAAGCCAAGATGTTTCTAAAGTTTTAGTTAAAGATACTCAAGCTGGATTAAATAATTTAGCTAAGGTATCGGGTGTGCTTGCTACTAATATGGAAAAAGCAGCTACCGGATCTTTGAAACAACGTGATGTTTTAAAAACCATACAAGACAGGCAAGCCAAAATTGCTACTATTGAAGCTCAAATTGAAATTATTGGAAACAATAGTACAAAACAAAAACAAGCTTTAGAAAAAGAATTAAGAAAAATTGTTGAATCTGAAGCAGAAGTAAATAAACAACTCCAAGAACAACTTAAATACTCTACAGCCATCCAGAAAAATATGGGCCTTACGGGCGTTGTGTTTGGAGGTTTAGAAAAAGTATCCCGCAAATTAGGACTTTCAGGGTTAGATACAGTATTTGCTAGTGCTAAAGATTCAGCTCAAGCTAAAGCTAAGGCATTAGTAGATTCTGGTAAAGCAGCTGGTAGTTTATCTTCTAAAATCAAAACTTTAGGAGCTGGATTAAAGGGTATGGCTGCTGGGTTAAAAGAAATGTTTAGTCCTGAAATACTAATCGGTGGATTAATGGCCGGGATTGGAAAACTGTTTAGTTTTATTACAAAAAAATACGGCGAAGGTAAATCCGCAGCTGAACGAATAAGTGAAGAAAATACTAATGTAGCTAGAACATTAGGTTTAGCCCAAGGTGCTGCTAGTAAATTAGCGGGATCCGTAGCAGGAATAGGCCCTACAGTAGCAGCCTCTAAACAATCAGTTACCCAATTATATGAAGCAATGGGTTCAACTGAAAAATTAACTTCAAATACATTAAAAGTATTTGTTAAGTTAAACACATTTGCAGGAATGTCTGCTGAATCTTTAGCTAAATTCCAAAAATTTGCTAAACTATCAGGAGAAGATGCAGGAACTTTAGTTTCTAATATGGCTCAAACAGCTTTAGAAACTATTAAAACTAATAAGTTTGCATTTAGTCAGAAAAACTTATTAAATGATGTTGCAAATGTTTCTAGTGTTATCAGATTACGCTTTAGAGATCAACCTAAAGCATTAGTAGAATCAGTAGCTAAAGCTAAGTCTTTAGGTATTGAAATGAATAAAATCGAAGATATAGCTAGTAGTTTATTGAATTTTGAAGATTCAATTGCTGCTGAAATGGAAGCTGAACTTTTAACTGGAAAACAACTTAATTTAGAAAAAGCTAGAGAAGCAGCTTTAAGAGGAGATACCGCTGCCTTACAAGATGAAATTATTAGCCAATTAGGTTCTATTGAAGAATTTAATAAAATGAATGTTATCCAACAGGATGCATTCGCTAAATCTATTGGTTTATCTCGTGGTGAATTAGCTGGGATGTTAGATGCTCAACAAAGTAACTTAAATACTCAAGGAGATTTAGTAGAAGGTCAACAAGATGGAATGAAAGCTATGATGTCTTCAGTTTCAGAAGCAGAAAAAAATGCAGAAATTGATAGAAGGAGACAAGAAGCATCACTTAAATATTATACTGAATTATCTCCTTTAGTTCAAACATTAAGTAATACATGGACTAAAATTCAAGAAACATTAAATGGTTTATTTACGGATTTAGTTTTAAAACCCATGGTTGAATGGGTAAATGGTCCTGCCGGTAAAGAATTTATAGCTTCTCTCCCTGAAAAAGCAGAAAAATTTGCAGATGCTATAAAAACAGCAGCTAGGCAAGTAAAAGAAGTATTTGGTCAAGTAGTTGGTTTTATTAAAGAACACCCATGGTTATCGGCTGCTATTGTCGGAGGAGCTATAGCCATAAAAGGTACAATTTTTAAAAAACGAGATGGTTCATCAGCCAGTAGTGCTCTTTTTGTAAAATTAGCCGGAGTGGGAAGTGATAGTGTAGGTGATAATATAACAAATATGTTTAAACCTAAAACTAAAACTTCAACAGGCCCTGTATTTGATGAAAAAGCCGGAAGATATAGAGATCCTTCTACAGGTAAATTTACTAAAGCTCCTTCACCCTCTGCATCACCAAGTGGTGGTGGTAATTTCTTTACTAGAATAGGAAATAGAATAGCTGATAGTAATTTAGGTAAATTTGTTTCAAAAACTACCTCAAAAGCAATTAATTTAGCTAATAAAGCAGTTAAGTTTGCTAATCCTATGACATATATTAAAGAATATATGCCTAAACTAATGAAAAGCAAAGGTTTTAAAAAAACAATTTCCGCAATTCCTAAAATTGGTAAAATTGCTTCTTTAGCAATGATTGCTTATGACTTAATATCTCAAGGAGCTGGCATATCAGCAGCTGCAAAACAAGGAGTTGGCCCTCAAGACATTGGTAAACAAATTGTAATGGCTTTAGGTGATTTAGGTGGTTCGATTATTGGTGGGTTATTAGGATCTTTAATTCCTGTACCTGGGGTAGGTACTATGTTAGGTACTTTCCTTGGAGGATTAGGAGGTTCAGCATTAGCAGGATTAATAGCAGATAATACCGATGTATCCGGTATTGGTAACTGGGCCATTAATGCTTTAGGAGGACCTAAAGATGGTGGAAGTGCTGAAGATTTCATCTTACAGGATGGTAAGATGACTAAATTTAGAAAAGATGACGTTATAATAGGAGGTACCAACTTAGGTGGTGGAGATAATGGTAAAACTATTCAATTACTTGAAAGATTAATAGTTGCTGTTGAAAAAGGAGGTACTGTAATTTTAGACGGTCAAAAAGTAGGTAATGTTTTAGCAGCTGGTTCATACAGAATGCAATAAAGCAATATTTATAATAAATTAATAATTAAAAATAAACACTATGGCCTTAATTGATAGTTTATCCCAAACCCAATTGGATAGAAATAACGGTGCTACCCCTCGAAAATATAATGGAGTATCTAAGTTAACTAATTCTTTATCTAAATCTCAATTGGATAGAAACGATGGAGCTACTCCATCAAAATATTTAGACAACCCTCCAGGATAATAAATGCCTTTAATTAATTTAAAAACTGACCTCAAATCCCTAAAATATGGGATGGATAGACCCGGAGGCGGGTCTAGTGGCCAACCCTTCATTCAAAAACCAATTCCCGATATTGATGCGGCTTCAACCGCTGAAACTGGATTTAGTATTGGGAATGATTTTGGAATTAGAGGTGGGTTTTTAAGACCTGGGATTGCTGTAGATGATTTAGAAAGAATTTATAAACTCTACACAGAAACCTCTACAGGTTTAGCTTTTAATGCTAAACAAGTTGCTTTAGGACTTTTAGCAAACCCTACCCAAGTATGGAATCCTCTTACAGTACCTGCACAAGTAATAGCTGATGGTTTAGGATTTGGACATGTTCCTGCTTTTATTAACCCTGACATTTTAAATTTCTTTAGTCAACCTTTCCCAAATGCTAGAACTCGTTATGGTTTTAAAGGTGAATCTAGAGAAGAATTTTTTAAGATGGGTAACCCTGCTAAGGGAACTAACAATTCTTTAAAAGGAAGTTTAGGAGCAACATCTGATAGAAAAAATCCTGATTTTGGTGTAAGAGAAAAAAAGGGCATAGCCCCAACTCAAAATATTCTCCTCCCAGGAACAGCGGACGAAGTTTCTCTTACACGTCTTTACACAGCTTCAACTCCTGAAGATGTTGTAGACAATGATATGATAAAATTTGTTATTTCGGTTGTAGATAATAATGATCCTTCAAAAAGAACTTGGCTACATTTTAGAGCTTATATAGATTCATTTAGTGATGGGTTTAATTCAAATTGGAATGAAGTAAAATATGTAGGTAGAGGTGAGTCTTTTTATAATTACGGAGGTTTTTCTAGAGATATAAGTTTAGGATTTAGAATAGCAGTTCAATCTAAACAAGAACAATCATTTCTTTACGAAAAACTTAATTATTTAATATCAACTACTGCTCCTGATTATAGTGAAGCTGGTTTTATGAGAGGTAATTTAACATATTTAACTGTAGGAGATTATTTAATAGACCTTCCAGGTGTTATAAAAAACATTTCTTTAGGAGGATTTGAAGAATCTCCATGGGAGTTAGGTAGAACTCAAACTGGTACTGTAGATTCAACTATTGCTCAACTACCTCACTCTTTAACTGTAAGTTTAGGATTTTCTCCGATTCATAATTTTATTCCTAGAAAAGGAGCTAAATTTATAGGATATAAAGAACCTACTTTAAATAATGGCTAATAGATATTCAAATATAAAAGTACTTTTTTCACCTCAGGGTCCTTACTATAAAACAACTTTGTACCCTGAAGTTCCTCTTTCAGAAAGTGATATTTACGTTATTACTGATGAAGGAGATAGGTATGATTTATTAGCTGACCAATATTATGGAGATTCTACTTTATGGTGGATAATTTCTATATCAAATTTAAGTCTTCCTCAAAATTCTCTTTACCCCCCAATTGGGAGTCAAATAAGAATTCCATTAGATTATGTTGGAATAGTTCAAAGTTTTAACCAATTAAATCGTTTTTAATTTATGGGAAATATTGTTGGGAACAACCCTGAAGATTGGGCTAAGAAACAAGTAGACTTACGCCAACAGCTTTTAGGTCTAGAAAATAAAACAGCAGAAGTTTTAACTTGGCAAACCTCTAAAACAGCTTGGATTAGAGCTTTTTCTTCAGTTTATATTGAAGAGGGAAAAACAATCACAGAGAAGGATAATGAAGGTAAAACTATTACAAGAGAAATAAACATTAGTACAGATTTAACAGGTAATCCAAAATATCGAGGACGAGGATTAGCTAAAGAATTTATCTTATTTAATGGAACTTCAGATTCAGACTGGCTTAACCCATATACCCCTAAATCTGGAGTTGCTAATAGTTATTCAATTATTAATAATTTTGCTTATGGTTTTGGAGGTACTAAAAATAGGGGACTTGTCCCAATGCCTGGTATTTTAAGTTTAGACATCAGTACTTATAACCGAGGTTCTTTAAGAAAAGCTGAATTAAAATTAAAAGCTTATAACCGAGAACAATTTGCTATTTTAGATACTCTTTACATGCGTCCTGGGTATACTCTTCTTTTAGAATGGGGGCATACATTATATTTTACAGGAAAACCAGAAGAATTTACTTTTCAAAAAGCTCAATTTTTAACTAAACCCTTTAGTTACCTTAGTGCAGCCAACAATCCAGAAAGTGAAACACCTAACCAAGACGATATATTACAAGCAATTGTAACTGAAAGAGAAAAAACTCAAGGTAATTATGATGGGTTTTACGGTAAAATTACAAATTTTAACTGGACATATAATACTGATGGTTCTTACGATATTACAGTAAGTGCAATTTCTATAGGAGATGTTATTGAATCTTTAAAGATTAACCATACTCTCCCTACATTTAAAGCTCCTGAACCTAAAAAAAATAATTCTTCAGGTAATATTACACCAGCTTATTTTTATTTTAACCTTTCAGATAATAAAGGAAATTTTCAATATAAAGTAAGAGAAACTGAAAAAGAAAAATATTATGAATATTGGAGTATGGATTCAGGAGGAAGTTTCACCCCAGATGGTAAACAATTTACAGGAACTACAGAAATAGTAAATGCTTATAAATCCGCAAAAGCTAAATATAGCAATTTAAGTAGTTTTGTTAAACCAACTCTTAAACGTCCTGCTGACTCTTTAGCTCCTGAACCTTCTTTAGGTAACAATGTTCTTATTACTCAAAGAGATAAAACTATATTTAATAGTTGGATCTATGATAACTTTACTGAATTAAAAAATAAAATAAATAAAGAAGGACAAAAAATAGCTACAACTTCATCTGGAAAAAGTTTAATTAATACTTATTTCTTTGGAGATAAAAAAGAATTTTTAATGGTTCAACCTCTTACCCAAGTAGATGTTTTAGATGGTAGTAGTGGTACATCTAAAGGTACAAAAACTATTTTAAGTAAAAATGCTCCTTTTCAATATGTTAAATTAGGAACAATTTTAGAATATATTGAAAAGCAACTTTTAATTGTGAATGGGAGTGGAGATCCTATTCTTAAGTTTGATACTAACTGGGAAGATACTTTTTGTTACACTTTCCCTGAACAATTCTCTTCAGACCCTAACGTATGTGTAATTCCTTTTAAAACTCGAGATTCTAAAGATTCTGATAAGATTTCTGGAACTTATTGGGAAAATGTATTAGGTACTGATTTTAAAACTGGAGGAAGTGATTTTGTTGGAAAACTTCTTCACATTCATGTTAATATGCACTATTTAGCAGGTGTGTTAAATCAAAGCACTTCAAACAATGCTGTACCTCTTTTAAGATTTTTAGAAAATCTTTTATATGGCATCCAAGAAGCTTTAGGTAGTGTTAATAAATTTTCAGTGGTATATGACCATGACCAAAATACTATTAAAATATTTGATGATTTACCTTTAGATCCTAGAGTAGCTAAAACCGTAGTTCCTCCTGAACAAAGAACTTTATTGAATGTTTATGGTTGGAAGCCAAAACAACAAAATGGATCTTTTATTACAAATGTTGGGATTAGTACTACACTATCAAATCAATTTGCAACTATGATATCAATTGGAGCTCAATCCCGCTCCAAATCAGATGTTACAAATGCCACAGCTTTTAGTAAATGGAATGAAGGTTTAGTAGATATAATTCAACCTCAAAAATTAAGTAGGGCTGTTTCTGAGCAAAACCAGAGAGACTTAAAAAATCCATCTCAATTATTTGCTAAAAATATAGAAGCTCTTAAAAAACCGGGTAATGTTATATCGGATTTTTATAAAAATGGTAAAACTCCTACAGGAGAAGCTATTTCATCTACTCAATCTCTAAACGCTTCCTACAGCCAATATTTAGGAACCGTGTATAATACTGATAATCAAATTCCTAGTATTCAAGGATTTATACCTTTTAGTATGAATTTGGATATGGATGGATTTTCTGGACTCAGAATTTATGAAAAATTTTATATTACTACTGAAATCCTTCCTCCATCTTACCCTAAAACCTTATCATTTTTAGTAAAAGGATTAAGACATACTATTGATGGTAGTGGGTGGAAAACTTCTATTGAAAGTCTTACAGTACAATCCTCAGATGAATTAAAACCAATTGACACACCCCAAAATGTTATAGCAAATCCTGATTGATATGTATTATCCTAAATCTCAAGTAAAAACTAACCAATATAGTAATTTTGACTTAGAAGATAAGTTTACAGGTACTCCCTATGAAGGTTATTACTACCAAACATCTTCAGGAAAATATTTTAGTGGTAAAAACCCCCAAGTAGTACCTTCAATTGAATTAGTCCCTATTAAAAAAGAAACTACCTCAGTTGAAGAATCTTCTACTAACAGGTTAATAAATTCTTTTGAGACTGATCAATATCTTAAAGCTAAGAAAACTACATTTGTAACTCAAAAGATTCCTTCGTACTATCACCCTATTCCTACTCAAGAGGATTATAATTTAGGATCTTTTGTTAGGTATTTTTGTAAAAAGGCAAATCAAACAATTTACATTGAAATTAATAAGGATACTTTTGATAAATTAGAATCGGGTAGCCCTGAATATAATAATAAATTGTATATTCCATTTAAATTAACTTGGGCATTAACCGGAACTTCCTCTAGAGAGGTAAATGAAATAAATTTAAGTGTAGTTTCTACAACAGAAAGACAATTACGATTACAAGGTTTAGTCCAATATTTTAAAAATTACTCTCAATATTATTTAGGTTGATAATTTAAAAAAGGTTTTGTATTTTTAATAAATGTTTTGGTTAATAGAAGATAGTCAACAATTACAAGAATTTAGTCTTCGAGGTTTTGAAGAAGTATTTTTAGAAGTAATCCCTTACAACTTTAATACTCATCCTATCCTTGATGGGATTTCTCTAATTTATATTAGACCGTTAAGAGAACTAAAGGGATACATGTTATGCCTTGATCATGGTGAGACTATGTCATTAGATATAGACGAGGTAAAACGCGTATTAAATAAAATAAATAAGGTATATGTACGTAATAAAAAATCAACATTACAATATTTACCTCTCAAAACTCTTTTAGACATCCAACCCACACATCATACGTATATACCAGAACTTACACACACTCACAAATGGTTTTACGCTAAGAATCTAAATAACCCTAACCGCATAGTACCTATAGTTAAACACTACGAGTATTGTGAATCAATTTTTAAAGATTTAGATATATTTAATATCAAATGTCAAGACGACTATTGTCAATGGTTTAATAAAAGAAGTTCAATTGTATTTTCTGCTATTGAGGCAAACGGGCTTCGAATAAATAAAGAATTATATGAAAAATTCTTCCACCCCGTTGAAGGAGAGTACGTTTACACTCAATACAACCTTAAAACACTCACAACAAGACCTTCAAACAACTTTGGGGGAGTCAATTTTGCTGCCCTCAACAAAGAAAACGGTTGTAGACAAGCATTCATTGCGCGTAATGATCAACTTATTGAGTTTGATATTAGCGCCTATCATCCTAATCTTGCTGCTAAGCTCGTTGGTTATGATTTTGGCACTAAAGATATTCATAACCACTTTGCTAAGATGTATGGAGTGGATTATAAACAAGCTAAAGAATTAACGTTCAAACAACTATACGGAGGAGTATTTGAACAGTATAAAAACCTGGAATTCTTTAAAAGAATACAAGTATATATAGATGATTTGTGGGATAAGTTTCAACACCAAGGGTGGATTGAGATGCCTCAATCAAAATATATACTTAGGAAAGAAGATACCGAGGATATGAAGCCGCAAAAGTTGTTTAATTACGTACTCCAAAACTTGGAAACGTCCACAAACGTTCTTATATTGTGGGAAATATTAAAGTCTTTAAGAGGTAAGAAAACTAAATTGGTGTTGTACACGTATGATGCGTTTTTGTTTGATTACGCTCAAGAAGATAAAGAAGTATTGAAAGAAATAAAAAAAATAATAGAAGGTTTTGAACTTAGTATAAAAATTAGTTATGGAAACACATATGACTTTACCTGAAGTTGACTATATGTATGGGGGATATTACGATTTTGATAACCCCTTAAATATAGGAGATTTGAATAACAAGTTATTCTGCACATTTACGTCTTTAGAAGACTTAGATGAGTTAGTAAAAGATTTATGTACTCGTTATACTATAATGTATGATAAAATGTTTGTGCTTCATGTTAAAAGCAACAACGAGTATGTTATTACCTATAATGTAGAGCAACCTAATGTTGCTTACATTCCTGAAAATACAATTTTAGTACACCGTAAAAAAGAAACTAATACTCTTTATACTATTAACGCTTTAAATGAATTGATTAAAAAGCTTAATGGTGGAGTAGTTGATACAAGGTATAAAATTGATTGGCAACACTATAAAAACTGCATTCTGCTTACCCAGCACAATGAATTAAAACAATTAAATACAAAGATTTATAAAATCATTGAACTTTAATTTGGTAATTGCACCAAAGGTTATTATATTAAGTTATAAACATTAAATTAGTTATAATTATGGATTTGAATGAAATCAAAGCGCGCCTCAATCAGATGCAGAATGCATCTAATGGACAGAGCAAGGGCGATGGAAAACAATTGTTCTGGAAGCCCTCAGTTGGTAAGCAAACTATTCGTGTAGTACCTTTTAAATACAACACGGATAATCCTTTTACCGAAATGCAATTCTATTATGGGATTGGTTCGAAAAAAGTAATGGCATCTCCTACCAATTGGGGTGAGAAAGACCCAATTAAAGAATTTGCTCAAAAGCTACGTGGTACTAACGACAAAGAAAACTGGCG